CCAGCAACCCCCCCCGCCTATCCAATATCGCCAAGCCCCACAGGGGTACGTACAGCAGCCGCAATATGCGCAACCTGCCTACCCACAACAAGGGCAACCGCAATATCAGCAGGGCCAAATGTTTAACAATTACGGACAAGCACCCGCACAAGGGGACGGCATACCGTATTAGTAACATAAAATTTTATTATAATGAGAAAAATAAAAAGAACAGAATTAGATAGCTATGAAGTCTATATATTAGGCTTAACTATTTTAGGAAAAAATACAGAAGATGAAGAAAAAATTGATGAAGATTATTTCTATGATGCTTTTGTAAATGCAGGCATTGAAATTGATTTTGATAGTTTTAAAGAAATCGTTTGTAGGTTATTTCCTTTGATTGATGTAGCTAAATCACCCTTAACAAAGAAAATATATAAAGGATTTTCTAAGGACAAAGAAGGGTTTAAAGAATGGTTAATTAAGGAGGAAATGTAATTATGACAAAAGCAATAATCGTCCTGGTGTTAGTCCTTGACCTCCTTAACCTCCTTTGTCTGATAATTCAAAGGGAATATGACAAAGCTACTTGTACCATAGTAATAGCTATATTACTCTGTCTATCAATCAAAGACTGTGGATATGAAGATGATTGATTGCCTTTTAGCAACTTAAAAATAAAGACAAAATGGAAGCACTAAAAAAAGAGGCTAAAGATATTCAAAATTACTTAGAGATTAGTTGCTCGGATAACCCAGATGAAATGGTGGAACGTATTAAAGAGTTGTCGGTATATATGGCTCGTAGTGGAGAAATGTTAGCAAAGGCAAAGTACCTCTACAACCAACGCACAACGGCTGAAATTACAAAGACTATCATAGCCATAGCAAAGGAGCAATATCTATCAGCAACGGCTCAAAATGCCTTAGTTAAGGGCATCGCTCAAGAGGAACAATTCCTTGTAGATTGGTTGGAGCGTATTAACCGTACTTGTACGCATCAGATAGAAGCCCTTAGAAGTCTATTGAGTTATGAGAAAGAGAATTTAAGAATAGCAAAAACGGGGTATTAAGCAATTTTTACCTCTTGTTAAGCAAGGATAAAAACAAGTTATAAAACACTGAATATCAAAGTGAAGATATAAATAAGTAAGTTTTAAAGTAAAATAAGCAATGAAAAAAGAAACAGTAAGCCGATTTAATGAGAAAATAATGACTTCCAACGACCTCTCATTATTGAAAGGCAATGAATCTAAGTATCTAATGAATAGTCTGTACAGACATTGGAAAGAAGATTTTACAGACGAGGATACTGGGGAAGTCGTAACCATAGAACGAAAAGAACTCATTATTTCTAAGGGCGAAGAATTAAACGATGAGAATTTTCAAACCATAGACTTTTTTATCAAGAGTGGGGAACTTAACATTAAAGATGTACGATTAAGTTCAATACAACGCACTGCAGATGCTGTATTAGGCAACAGTACTATATGGATAGCGGTAGTGGAAATCTCTCGAAAAAAAAGAACGTTCTACCTATATGCTAACAGCATAGATGTAGCAAGGGTAATTATAACTGACTATATCGAACAAAATTACATTGGGTTTTATGAAATAAAATCACTCAAAGAGCAGCAGTATTTTACCCTTGTATCGTTGGCAAAGAAAAACAGCGATGAGGATCAAAATAAGTTCTATCAGATAGAGGTAGAAATAATGGTAAATAAAGAATCTTACCCAATGCGCTTTTTAGTGAAAGCACCTAATGCAGAAGAAGCAAAAGTACTAAGCGAGGCGTTTTATGAAACTTATATGCGTGTGGCTGATGATGATAAAGAATTACCTCCTTACACAATGACCTTGTTATCGGCAAAAACGCTGAATGTAGAGGCGGTAATAGACCACCAGTTTTGCAAGGAATATATAGATAAAAGCAAAGAAACGTTGTAATGTAGCCATTGTGTACCCCGATAGGCAAGCACTCACGTTCGATCCGTGAGCGGGGGCTAAATTAACAAACCGATTTGAAGGAGATTGAGTGCGCATAAATCTTTATCAAATCTCTAATTTCAAATCAAAATGAATGAGTATCAGTATCAAGAGTTTTTAAAGAACAAAATCAAAATTGCTCCTAAACAAGGGTTTCCTTGTAGCCTTGATGAGATTAACCCACGAATGAAGCCCCACAATCGCCTTATGGTAAAGTGGATGGTCGAAGGCGGTAGGCGTGCTTGTTTTGCTTCCTTTGGGCTTCACAAGACCGTTACCCAGCTGGAAGCTATTAGGGTAGTCCTTCAAAAGTTAGGAGGAGGCAAAGGACTAATAGTTTGTCCGCTATCCGTACGACAAGAGTTTGTCGAAGACGCTAAGAACATTCTCGGCTGGGAGGTAGCCCCTAAATTTATACGCCGTATTGAGGAAACAGACGATAAGGACGGTATCTACCTAACCAATTATGAAAGTGTCAGAGATGGCAAATTAGACCCTCGACACTTTCAGGTAGCAAGCCTTGATGAGGCGAGTATCCTCAGAGGCTTAGGAGGCTCTAAAACATTCCGTGAGTTTATGAGGTTATTCACAGGCGACGCTGGTCCTATGCAACAGCGTAGAGGGGCTGACAATATCAAATACCGATTTGTAGCCACGGCCACTCCCTCCCCTAATGATTATATAGAGTTATTAGCGTATGCCGACTTCTTAGGGGTAATGGACGTATCACAAGCCAAAACACGCTTTTTTAAACGTGATAGTACTAAGGCTGATAAACTCACTTTGCACGCTCATAAAGAAGAGGAATTTTGGTTATGGGTGTCCTCTTGGGGACTTTTTGTTACAAAGCCTTCTGATATTACCCAAAACGAAGCAGACGATATGGGCTACATACTCCCCGACTTAGATTTGCGTTGGCACGAAATACCTACTAATCACGAAAATGCAGGAGTAGAGAAAGACGGTCAAGGAAAGTTATTTAAAGACACTGCACTGGGGCTACAACAATCAGCACAAGAAAAACGAGAATCGTTAGACGACCGTATCGCTAAAATGTTAGAACTACGTGCTGAAGACCCTGAAGCACATCGTGTAATATGGCACGACTTAGAGAGCGAACGCAAAGCAATCGAAAAGGCTATCCCAACACTAAAATCAATATATGGCTCTCAGGATTTTGAAAAGCGTGAGGAGATAATAAAGCAATTCTCTTATGGCGAGTTGCAAGAGTTAGCAGCAAAACCCGTGATAGCAGGCTCAGGGTGTAACTTTCAGCGGTATTGCAGTTGGGCAATATACTTAGGGATAGGCTATAAGTTTAACGACTTTATACAATCTATACACCGCCTGCAACGTTTTCTACAGAAGAACGTGGTGCGAGTAGATTTAATCTATACCGAAGCCGAGCGCAACGTGCGTAAAACCTTAGAAAACAAGTGGAAAAACCATAATAAACTCGTAAAGAATATGACGGAAATAATTAAAAAATACGGACTATCTCATTCTGAAATGGCGCAAGTACTTACGCGCAAAATAGGTGTGGAGCGTATTGAGATAAAAAATGATTACTACCACATAGTTAATAATGACAATGTAGTAGAACTCAATCCTAATGAAAACCCCTACGCACTAAAAGACAACAGTGTAGGGCTTATCCTTACCTCAATACCCTTCAGCACCCAATACGAGTATTCTCCTAATTATGCTGATTTTGGACATTCTGAAAGCAATGAGGAGTTTTTTAAGCAAATGGACTATCTCACCCCTAACTTATTCAGAGTACTGCAACCTGGTAGAATAGCTGCCATACACGTAAAAGACCGTATCGTACCAATGGGGCTATCAGGAATGGGGGTACAAACCGTCTACCCTTTTCACGTAGATTGCATACAGCACTACACCAAGCACGGCTTCGCCTATATGGGTATGAAAACCATTGTTACTGATGTGGTTCGTGAGAACGGTCAAACCTACCGCTTAGGGTGGAGCGAACAATGCAAAGACGGTACTAAAATGGGGGTAGGAATGCCTGAATATCTCTTACTATTCAGAAAGCCTGCAACCGATAAAACTAACGCTTATGCTGATGAACCCGTAATTAAGAGCAAAAAAGACTACACACGGGCCAAGTGGCAAATAGACGCACACGGATTTACACGCTCCTCAGGTAACCGTTGTTTAAAGCCTGAAGAGTTGGCTAAACTACCTCACGATAGCATATTCCAAGAGTATAAGCGTTTTTCGTTGGAAACAATCTATAATCACGATTTCAATGTAAAAATAGCCGAAACATTAGACCTACACGGCAAATTGCCCACCTCGTTTATGCTTTTACAGCCTCAAAGCTGGAGTGATGAAGTGTGGACGGATGTAACCCGTATGCTTACCCTAAACGGATCACAGTGGAGCAAAGGAAAAGAGATGCATCTTTGCCCAATGCAGTTTGATATTGCCGACCGTGTAATTGAGCAGATGAGCAA